ATGATGATTTTCAAGACCCACTTCCAGAGGGTTCATTTTTCGCCCATGTTGAATGGAAACATAGAACAATAAACAGAAGAGTAAATGAAATCAGCCATCACAATTATGGCACAGGTGATTTATACTTTTATCATCCTAAGGGTATGGAGTGGCAGTATGAGTTTAGGTTTCTATCTGACCAGTTTAGATGTGGCTGTGTGTCAACCAATATCAACTGCGATTCGTTCATGCGATGGTTTGTTGACTACATTAATTATGGAGAAACTCGATGATTGAACAACCTACAAAAATAGGGAACACAACGCTATATACAGCTAGGGTTCTCAATATGTCAGTCGCTAAATATTATGACTTAGTAAAAGAATATTGTGAGATTGTTTCAACAGCTAGGGAAGCCAGTAAAGACGATTTAGATAAGAATGGAGAGCAAGCAGAACTTACTTTGTATTTCTCAGTTCGAAAACATCTGAATCAGTTGGTGTTGCAAAAATTAATGAAAAATAAAATAGAAAAGTTTGGAGCAGAAAAAAGATGAAAAAATTATTAGAAATCGTTTTTGATTTAGCGTTTTTGATTATGGTCTTTGGACTAGGTGCTTTTGCCCTTATCGCTTTTGGATAGACATAACCAAAAAAATAGAATAGGTTTTAAATTGAATTGGAGTTCGCATGAAAAAATCAAAACTAATTTTCACTTTATTGTCAGCCGTTGTTATTGGTGGTTGTTCATCAATGCCCATAGTTGATAGTAGAGGAAAATCATCGGCAAATATCAAAGGCGATATGAACCGGTTTCACGATGATTATTATACTTGCAAAAGCTTAGTAGAAGACCAGACCAACTTTGTTTGGGATAAAAGCAAAGCTTTGTATAATAATCTTAGGTGGCGAGTGTTATGGCTTTCACCCAAAGTAAACACCAGAACAGACTTCATAAATAGGTGTTTAGAGGGGCGTGGCTATAATGTAATCAATAAATAATAAGGAATAAGTAAATGATAATAGATAAAATTTTTGATAATACGAAAGATGGAGTACCAAACTACTCTATCGACTTAATAGATGGCACTAGGCTTTATTACAGGGGTACAGTTATGAACCCTATGCCACAATCGGGTGATGCTATTAATTACACAGTCATAAATACAAAGACTTCAGCTAATGGTAATCCATACACCAATATTAAAGATGTTGAGATAGCATCAATGCCAAATGACCAACAGGCATCCTATCAACCCCCACAAGCACCGCAATATGCACCACAACCGCCACAACCAATGCCACAGGCTAATAATACCTTCACACCTAAACAACCTACTGGTGGCATGAATAAGAGCGATACACAGCGGTTAGATATATTCGTAACCGGTGTTGTAGGTAGGTCTATGGGTTCTGGTCACTTTTCGGTGAATGATATTGAGATGCTTACTAAAAATGCAGTAAGGGCATTTAATGAAAACCTTAAAGAACTATAAGAAGCTCTTTTCTGACTTTTGGGGGTATCATGAAAACGATATCCCCTTATGTTGGAATTGTCATAAAGAACAGGCGGTTGATATACATCACTTGATTCCGAAAGGCATGGGTGGAGTCAAAAACAACCGGCTGAACCGCATAGACAATCTTTATGCCCTATGTCGCAAGTGTCATACGCTAGGACATTCTGACAAGGAACTTAACGAGCAATGGAAAAAAGATTTATTAGAACGCATAGAATGGAAGAAGGAAAACCCAAATGATTGGTGAAAAGTTATGTAAAGAGGTAGTGAGCATTGTTGAAAATCGTGGCATGGACTATGGCGATATCAAACAAAATCATGAAGAAATAGCTAAAGGGTGGTCAGTCATTCTAGGAATAGAGGTAAAACCGCATCAAGTGGCGTTGTGTAATGACTGGCAGAAGACAGTAAGGCTAAAGGCTAATCCCAAGCATCACGACAGTTACAAAGACAAAATCGGGTATATGATAACCTATGCGGAGTGCATAAAATGAGCGATATTTATTCAATACAATTTGACCCAAATAAAATATCCCATCAACAGGAAGAATTAGGGATGATATTTGCGGATTTAGACACAGCCGTAGAGCTTATGAAAAAAGAAGAAAAGATGATTGTGGCAGAACTAACGCTTCAATTTTCACGGCAAAAAATGTATAAAAACATGAAAGAATTAGATGGGTTAATATTCACCCATGATAAGTTTAGGGATTTTACTAATAGATTTAGTGAAACCTTAAAGCGAAGGAATAGAGCCAAAATAAGGTTTGAATCCTTCAAAGCCTTTCGGGATGACCTAAGAACTAAGGTGGTGAACGAGAGGGAAATGGCAAAACATAACTTATAGAAAGGAGTTTACAATGCCAAAATCACAAAGGGAAAATATCCTAGAATACCTAGAAATAGGTAACAAAATCACCCCGCTAGAAGCCTTATATCAGTTTGGCTGTTTTAGATTGAGTGCGGTTATATTCAATTTAAGACAAGAGGGGTTTAATATTATCACTCACAATAAAACTGTGGATGGCAAAACATTTGCTGAATACGAACTTTTGAAGGAGAAAAGCAATGGTAACATATGATAATTCAAAGACTTTTCTTGAGTTCGAATTGCAAAGAAAAATTGATAAGCAAAAAGAACGAGGTTTAGCAAAACATTCAAGCGAAATAAGGGTTATGGATAACCTTCTGGATGCTCTTAATGAATATATGATTAAGTTTGGCAGACAAAGTAACGCCCACGACTTATGCTTTGATTTGAAAAAACAGATTGAAGAAAACAAAAAGCATACTGAAAATTATATGGATATAATATGAGGGAGCATTTCGAAAAGTTTGATTTGTTGCCTTTATCCTTCTCACATCTTAATGAGTTCGCTTTTTATCGGGAACGATGGGCGTTAAGGCGAATATTCGGGTATGAGTTCCCAACAAGTGCATCGGCTGTTAGGGGTCAATCTGTGGAGTCTGGAATAAACATGGTTCTAAATGGATTACCGGTAGAAGAAGCAACAGAAAAGATGGTTGCTGAATTTGATGCAAACTGTTCTAGGATAAATGACCCGAAAACAGAAGATGAAAGAAATAACTTAGTGCCATTATTACAGCTAGGAACTAAGGAATTTGGGAAGTATGCGTATACATGGAATCTGTTGACCTATCAAAAGAAGGTAGAATTAGAAATAGAAACCATACCTTTTGTGGGATACACCGATTTTCATTTTGAGGATAAAAAGACCAAAGAGGATTTTTATATCGACTTGAAAACATCTAAAAGTCTACCGCAAAGGGTTAGTATTTCCCATGCAATGCAACAATCCATCTACCAAAAAGCGACAAATGCAAAGCAAATCTTATGGTATCTGAAGAACCCTACAAAGACAAAAGATGCTGAATTTATTGCTATGTCGTTAGATGATTACTCACAACCTATGAAGATATGTAAGCATATTCTAAATGTTATGGGTAATTACCTTAAAACTGTTAATACGCCAGATGACGTAAAGAATACTTTAGTTCCAAACCCCGATAACTGGATTTGGAAAGAACCTACAGTATACCAAGCTAGAAAGGACGTTTGGGGATATTAACCAATAAACCCCTTTAGGTTTATGCTTAGAGGGGTTACAATAAACTAAGATTGGAGTTCTAAAAATGATTATTTATGAAAATTCAAAACCAAAAGAAAAACTAAAAGCATGGTATCTATTCACAGAAGACTTTGTTGCGGGTACTCAACACCTTAGTAATGAAGAAGTGGGTATATACATTCGTTTGCTATGTTTTAACTGGAATAAACGCTGTTCGGGTATACCAAATGACTCTAGTACACAATACAGGATAGCTAATTGTTTTACCGATAATGAGAAAAAAAGTTGTGATAATGTTCTACAGGAATTTTTTGTTTTAGTTAATGATAAGTATCAAAACGAAAGACAACTACAGGAATATCTTTATATTTCAAGGCGTATGGAAGCTTCTAAGGAAAATGGGAAGCTTGGTGGCAGACCAAAAAAACCTAGCGATAACCTAGACAAAACCCCCCTACCCCAT